AGGTCGAAGGTTCAAATCCTTTCTCAAGCTCCACAGGAATATATTATGAGATATAAAGAAAAATTTAAAATGACGAGTGTCGAAAAGATGTTAATGAAACATCAACCCGATCCTTTCAGCGATTACAAAACAGGAACTCATGATTTTTATCACGGGTTACAAAAAGAGTACAAATTCGATAATGGATATGGTGCTAGTGTAATTTGTCACAAAGGAAGTTACGGCGGAGATTGTCTATTATGGGAACTAGCTGTAACATTACATGGCATATTATGTTATGATACATCAATAACAAATAATGTCATAGGACATCTATCAACAGAAGAAGTAAATAAAAACTTACAAGCAATAAAAGAATTATGAAATTTGGATCACACCACTACAGACCACTCATTGACGAGTTGACAATTAAAGAATCAAAAATTAATGGTTTAGGTCTACACGCAACAGAAAATATAAAGGCGGGAGTCTTTCTTGGAGCGACTCATATATGGGAAAGAAGAAGGCATGGTTGGATAAGAACACCTCTTGGTGGTTTTATAAATCATTCAGACGAACCAAACAGTTTTATACATACAAATATATATTATCATGAGGGTAATCAAAGAGAACTATTCACAGTAAAACCAATTAAAACAGGAGAGGAGATAACAGTATTCTATACAGTAGGATATAATGATATCATAGAATAAAAATGAAAGGCGAAAGAAATCCAGTAAAGAAAAATATGGACAAATTACACAAACCACGTACGCATATAGATAAGTCAAAGTACGATAGAAAAACTGAATCAGAAGTGATGCAAGACGAATTAGAACCGATACCACCAGTCTGGCATCCAACTGAACATGATGAATCAGACGATTTAGAAGACGCTAAAAGAATGGAAGATGAAGGTGGCATGGATTACAGCGGTGCGTTTGAATCGGATATTAAAGAAACTTGACAATACAGCAAAAGCTGTTATAATAGATGTATGAGTTTGAAAAAGATAAATTATAAGTTTAGTGAAGGTGACTTGAGTCAAGAGTTGAAAGACTATATTGATTCAACATACACTCAACACTACAATAAAAATAAATTTCAAGCGACCGAATTTATAGTAGACGGTGGACATGGAGAAGGATTCTGTATAGGAAACATTCTCAAATATGCCCAACGATACGGTAAAAAAGATGGCTATAATCGTAACGACCTTATGAAGGTATTACATTATGGTATAATAGCACTGCATGTGCATGACCTTAATAATGGAGAAAGTGATGAAATTAAGTAACAACACACTTAACCTCTTGAATAATTTTTCAACAATTAATTCAGGAATAACCGTCAAATCAGGAAATGAATTGACAACAGTAAGCGCGATGAAGAATATCTTCGCGAAAGCGGTAGTAGATGAAACATTCGAAACAGAACATTCAATCTATGATCTATCAGAATATCTCGGAGCAGTATCATTATTTGATACACCAAACTTCGAGTTCAACGGCGAATCAGTAAATGTAACAGAAGGTGACAATGCAGTCACTTATTATTACGCTGATCCTCAAATGATAATATCACCACAGAAAGATATTGTAATGCCTGATCCGGAGATTACCTTCGATCTAGATGAAGATGTACTAGGAAGTTTATTAAAAGCTTCTTCTGTATTATCTTTACCAGACATGGTACTTTCAAGTGATGGAACAACAGTTCAATTAACAGTCAAAGACAAAAAGAACGCAACTTCTAATGTCTATAGTAGAACAGTAGCCCAAGGCAATGGTTCAACTTATGAAATGTTTTTAAGAATGGAGAATATCAAAGTTCTAAGTGGAGACTACACAGTCTATGTATCATCAAAAGGAATCGGACATTTCGCTAATAGAAATCAAGCAGTTGAGTATTTTATAGCCCTTGAACCAGATTCAAACTACAATGAAGCTTAATTATGAAAGAAGAATTTTTATGGGTTGAGAAATACAGACCTAAGAATATCTCCGAATGCATACTTCCTGATTCAACAAAAAAGATATTTCTAGATTTTGTAACTAGAAAAGAAATCCCGAATTTACTATTATGTGGTACAGCGGGTGTAGGTAAAACTACAGTAGCGAGGGCGTTATGTAATGAACTAGGCGCCGACTTTGTATTGATCAATGGTTCAGAAGAAAGAAACATTGATACTCTAAGAGTCAAAATCAAACAGTTCGCTTCAACAGTTTCATTAAGTGGTGGTCCGAAGATTGTCATTCTAGATGAAGCTGATTATCTAAATCCCCAATCAACACAACCAGCTCTCAGAGGATTCATAGAAGAATTCTCAAAGAACTGTCGATTCATATTTACTTGTAATTACAAGAACAGAATTATATCACCATTACATTCAAGATGTAGTGTTATAGATTTTGTTATTGAGTCACAACACAAACCAATGATAGCTCAACAAATCTTTCAGAGGATTCTACGGATTCTTCGTGATGAAAATGTTGAACATAATGATAAAGTTGTAGTTGAACTCATTAGTAAATTCTTTCCGGATTTCCGTAGAGTATTGAACGAATTACAGAAGTACGCAGTATCAGGTAAAATTGATAGCGGAGTGTTAGCGAACTTAGATGACGATTCACTTAATGAAGTGATCGGATATGTTAGAGATAAAGAATTCTCAAAAATGAGAAAATGGGTAGCGCTAAATATTCATAATGATCCACAAGCGATATACAGAAAACTGTATGATAGTTTCTTTACAAGATTAGATAACAGTAGTGTTCCACAAGCAATCATTGTATTGAGTGACTACACATATAAGTCGGCGTTTGTGTCAGATCAAGAAGTTAACATGGTAGCATGTATGACTGAGTTAATGATGGAGTGTAAGTTTAAATGACGTATAGAGTAATAAAAACATATGGAAATGAACGAGGTTTATCATGTGCCTTTAGACAATGGAGAGCAGAGTCTCATTGTAGATTAATACATGGATATAGTTTAGGGTTTAGATTCACGTTTGAAGCTGAGACATTAGACGATAAAAATTGGGTATACGATTTCGGAGATATGGGATTCGTAAAAGAATTCTTAGAAGATAATTTTGATCATATTCTTATGATCGCTTTTGATGATCCACGAAAACAAGACTTATATAATTTAGATGGAATAGCGGAGATCAGAGAACTACCTGTAGTGGGTTGTGAAGCGTTTGCTGAGTATGTATATTCTTATGTAAATCAAGAAGTAGAACAACAAACAACTGGTCGAGTTAAACTTGTATCAGTAGAATGTTTTGAACATGGAGCTAACAGTGCTTTATTCGGAAATTTTTAAGAGTATTCAAGGAGAAGGACATTACACAGGTGTTCCAACTGTATGGTTGAGAATGTTTGGTTGTAATCTTGAATGTAATGGATTCGGACAAGATGATCCGACAAATCCAGATTCGTATATATTACCTTATCAAGAAATTGAGTTAAAAGATATTACAGTACCAGAACAATTACCTGTATTTCCATATGGGTGTGATTCATCATATTCTTGGTCAAAGAGATTTTCTAAAATTCAAAGAAAGGGTACACCAGAAGAAGTAGCTCAAGAATTATTTCAGTTGATGTATGACAATAAAACACATATAGCTTTTACAGGTGGTGAGCCGATGATGAAAGCCGCTCAGAAGAATATCGTAAAGATAATAAAAGAGATTAAAGAATTATACAAAAGTCATAATGAATATAAGCATCAGGGTAATATTACAAACATTACTTTTGAAACAAATGGAACAAGACCGATTGAAGAAGTTATGAGAAATGAGATTACAGGTGATAGTGTGTTACAAGATGTTGAATACTTTTTCTCAGTCAGTCCAAAGATGTTTAATACAAGTGGTGAGAAAGACGCAGTATGTCCCGAGATAGTAAAAGGATATCAAGACGCTTGTGGTATGTTTAATCAGTATCAAGGGTCTAAGGATCCAATGGGACAATTAAAGTTTGTCTGTAATGGTAGTGACGCTTCTTGGAACGAGATTGAAGAATCAATCATTAAGTTTAGAGACGCTGGTGTGTTATATCCGATATGGATCATGCCTGTAGGAGCTACAGAAGAATCACAAGATGAATTAGCTAAAGAAATAACAATAGAAACAATGGAACGAGGATACAATGTAGCCGCTAGAGTTCATTGTTATATTTTCGGAAACCAGATAGGAACATAAAATGGCGAATATGATTACAAGAGGTAGAGAGAAAGTCAAAGGTAAATCAGTATTGCTCTTTAGTGGTGGGCAAGACAGTCTTATAATTAATTATATAATGAAACCTGATATACTATTAAACATTAGTATGAATTCTAATTACGATAAAACTGAAAGAGCCACTTTTGATTCAATAGGAATCGATTCAGAGAAATTAGTCAATCTAGATGAAGTTATGAATTTGGGTATGTTCGAGCGTGATGATGCAATCATTCCAAATAGAAACGCTCATCTTACTTTACTAGCTTCTCATTTCGGAGAAACAATTTGGTTAGGTTCTGTACATGGTGATAGATCGTTTGATAAAGATGAAAAATTCTATACTAGAATGGAAGACTTGTTGAACCATATGTGGCAAGATCAGCACTGGACAGAAGAAAGGAAATTTAGTATTAGTTCTCCGTTTAAGGATAGAACTAAAACTGATTTAGTAGAGGAATATCTTGATCGAAAAGGTAATCCAATATACTTATATAATTCTTACTCTTGTTATGAGGGTAACGAACAACATTGTGGACAATGTAAAGCTTGTTTTAGAAAATGGGTTTCAATGGAAAACAATGGTCTTAATACTAAAGGGTATTGGACAGAAAATCCGTGGGATTCTCCATGGTTAGATGAAGTCTTATTAGCTATACATAACGGTGGTTATAGAGGCCGAGAAGACTCAGATATAATACAAGCTTTGGATAAAAGTCCAAGGTATTTTGAATTGGATAAATATAAATTATGAAAACAGATAAAAAACTTGGACTCGAGGTTCAAGAATACTTAATACAGAAAGGAGTCGAAACTCCTATAGTAGAAAGTAGATTAAACGAGACAGAGAAGATTGACTTAATTAGAGACAACATGGAAATTGTTATTGATGTATTGGGGTTAGATCGTAAAGACGATTCAATCGGCGGTACAGCCGATAGAGTAGCTAAGATGTTTGTTAAAGAATTATGTTATGGCTTATCGTATAACAGATTTCCAAAGATTTCAGTCTTTGAAAATAAAATGAAATATGACTCAATGGTGATACAGAAAGATATTACTTTTCATTCATTGTGTGAACATCATTTTGTGAATTTTAATGGAATGGCTCAAGTAGCTTATATTCCGAATGGTAAAGTGATCGGTCTTTCGAAGTTAAACAGAGTTGTTAATTTCTTCGCACGAAGACCACAAGTTCAAGAGAGATTAAACGAACAAATATTTAGAGCTCTAGAGTATGTATTAGGTACATCAGATATAGCTGTACTAATATCAGCAGAACATTTATGTGTTAAATCGAGAGGGATAGGAGATCAGAATTCGGGAATGACTACATCTAAATTAGGTGGAGCTTTCTTTGACGATCCAAGACTCAGAAACGAGTTCATGCAACTGGCGGGAAGATAATGAATTTTGAATATGTAATATCAGGACTGACTATGGGGATAGATGATCTCTATTATAATCCAAAAGTAGCTGCTCCTTATATTCATCACATGAATAAAAAGATTCAAGATATGGATACCAAGTATGAAGATCAGAATATGTCTATTCTTCATAACGCTCTCACAGAGAGAAGGCATGGTATAACTATGAAAGAAACAATGGGTCAGTCATGGCATAGAATCTTTGCAGATAGTGGTGGACTACAGTTAGCTAGAACTCCGAAGAAAAATACACCAGAAGTCAGAGACGCGATCTATAAACATCAAGGTGAACATTCAGATGTCGCTATGATATTTGATGAGATTCCGATTGAGTATGATTTGACTATGACAGGTGGCAACTCAATGAAAGCTGCTCTAACAGGTAGACGATTTGTTCGTGATGATGTTGTGAAAACAGCTGAAGCGACTAGAGACAATGTTAAAAGACAGATAGAAGTATTTAAAGAAATGGGTTCATCAACTAAAGTAATGTTGATTTCTCAAGGTCAAGATGTCGATTCCTGGAGAAAATATATTGAAGTAATATGTGCCGGGTTAGATGATGAAGAAATAGAACAAATGTGTACAGGTATATGTCTAGGTTCACAATGTAATGGTAATCACTTCGCTCATAGAATGGAAATGATATACTCAGCAAGAGAGTATCAAGTGCCAGATTCATTGAGAAAGAACATACATTTACTAGGCGTGGGCAATCCAAATGCTCTCATGCCGTTCATAGTGTCTCCTGGGTACTTTGATTTCATAGATAATCTATCTTATGATTCTAGTTCACATGCTTCATCTTGGTTCTTTTCAAGATACAGAGACAAGAATTATAATCAAATAACACTAGAAGCTCCGTTTAGAACTCAGAAATTATTATCAGATATTGTACAGAACGATTTGAAACCTGTAATAGATGATATTTTAAATGATCATACAGAAGCTTTCGCTGAGTATGGAGTTTGTAATTCACAGTTTATTATTGATGAAGCGACTAAATGGTCTGTTTTCAATAAAGACAAAGAGCGTAAGTTTATTCGACCTGGTGGAGAAGACGCTTACAGATTATTAGTATGGTATTGGGTTACGAATACTGTTCAACATTTTATGGACGAGATTCATAGAAGACAAGAAAATCCACATGATGTAACAGGATTATCGACAATTACAAATTATGACGAATTTATGAGAAATTGGTTACCAAGACAAAGAGCGCCTCAAAAAGTTCCGGAGTATTGGCCAACCCAATTAGATGTATGATGAAAGAATTAAAAGACAATAAAGTTTATTATAGTTGGAAAGACTATAATAAAGATATGAAAAGTATGGAATGGTTAGACTTTGATCATGTTGTAGCTATCTATAGAGGTAGTCTAGGAATGGGAGCTCACATATCAAATGTGAAAAAGGTACCATTATCCATTGTAGGATTTCAAACGAGAGATGGACAAGATAAGAAACCTTACTGGATACATGACGCGACAGAAACAGAACATTTAGGACCCTATCATAATGGAGCCAAAATATTAATTGTTGACGATATTTATGATACAGGTCATACAATGAATACTGTAATAGAATTTGTAAAAATGGCTAGAAAGAAACCTTCAGCTTATCCATTAGTTTTTGGGTATTGTTTGTTCGGAAAAGTAAACGCTAAAGAGATTGTTTATAGTCAAGAACATGATGGCTCCTGGATCGTGTTTCCATGGGAGACATTAGATGAATCCATTTGAGTTTTCCAATTCAATAACCTATACTAAACAAGACATTATGAATGATCTTAATGAGAAGGAGTACGCTCCTTTTCTAGTCAATAGAGCATTATCTTACCACCAAGATTGTATACTTTACGCGAATGAAATGAATCGTAGATTCGACATTTCCCATAAGTTACAATACCATTATTTACTAAATACAATTAGAAAGAGAAAGAGGTTTGCCAAATGGAGTAAACCCGAACTAATTGACGATTTGAAAATCGTTATGGAATATTATTCAGTATCTAGAGGGAAAGCAGAGGAGTATTTAAGTATACTAAATAAATCTGGAATCGAAACTCTCAAGAAACGAATGAACAAAGGTGGAAAAAGTGAGTTATGATATAGAGAATATGTTAGAAATATCTTTTGCAGAAAATGATGATTTTCTAAAGATAAGAGAAACATTAACTAGAATCGGAGTAGCGTCAAGAAAAGACAAGACATTGTATCAATCATGTCATATACTACATAAACGAGGTAAGTATTATCTAGTTCATTTTAAAGAATTGTTTGCGTTAGATGGAAAGGAATCCACTATAAGTGAAAACGATTTAGCGAGAAGAAACGCTATAGCCAAATTATTAGAAGAATGGGGACTATTAAAAATAATAGTCTCAGAACAAGCATCAACCCCTTTAGCCCCAATGAGTCAGATTAAAGTACTACCACACAAAGAAAAAAGTGAATGGTCTTTAGTCGCTAAGTACAACATTGGGACAACTAAATGAGTAAAGTAGATTTACTACACACAAAACAGAAAAGAGTATTATTCGCGAAGTTCGCGAAGATGGCTTATAAACCGATAGCGGAAACTCAAAATTTCGCCAGATCAAACGGATTCACAAAAACAAAATTAATAGATATTGAAGGAGCTCAAGTATACTTCTTCAATAGTAAAACTGATATTGTTATAGCAGCCAGAGGTACACAACCATCAGAGTTGAATGATCTCTATGCTGACTTAGAAATATTCAAAGCCGATTCAGTAACAGGCTATAAAGTTCATCAAGGGTTCAAAGAAGAAGTAGATAAAGTCTATGATTCTGTTTTAGCTCTAGTAGAACAACATCACGATTCTAAAAAGATTTGGGTATGTGGACATTCATTAGGTGGCGCAATGGCCACTATCCTAGCACAGAGATTAGAACATACAGGTGGATTTGATGTTGATACATTATTTACTTTTGGTTCTCCACGAGCTGGAGGTCCTAGATTCAGTGCATGGTGTAATAAACACTTAAAGCATCAAAGATTCGTAAACAACAATGACGTAGTACCATGTATACCAACAGTATTTCGTTGGAGACATACGGGCGAATGCAATTATATAAAATCAACAGGTGAAGTAAGTAATCTTGGTCGTTGGAGTTCAGAAAGAATTCGAGACAAAGGTTGGAGTTTACTCTCATCAATAGTTAAGGGCCGATTTGATCTAGTAGCTGATCATAATATAGATGATTATATCATGCATCTAGAAAACGATACCTTTTAACTAACTAAATACTATTATGTGGTGGTTTTTAATAAAGAGTATTCTCTCAGCTGTACTTGGTAGTCAATTTTACAAATGGTATCAGAGTACAACTATAGGTATCTGGTTTCAATCCCGCATAGATCAATTCATGGAATATGTATCAACTAAATACGATATTGAATTGATAAAAAAACAATCCAAATTTGAGGCCGATTATCCTTTGATGATGAAAAGAATTAACAAGCTTGAATCATTAGCTCACCCAGATCGAGAAAAAGCCTTTAAAAAAATGATAAAAGAGTTAGAAAGAAAAATAGATGAAAAAAACGATTAAACAATTCGCCGCTTATACTAATGAAGCTGACAAAGTAGATCCATATCACTTAGTCATTGTTTCACATAATGATCCTCACGACCCAAATAAAACAGGTCCACTTCTTGCGGAATCAGCGAAAAAGATGAAACTCAAATACGACGCTGTTGATTTTCAGGGGGCTTATCTTAGTGGTGAACCTGGTAAAAGATACATACACACATTTCCTGTAGATAGTCAAGGTCAAGTACCTAAACCAGACGCTAAAGATGTAAATGAGTACGCTGATCCGATCTATTTAGATCCAGACAACTCTTTAATTATGATGAGAGGTATTCATATACCAGGAGTCTCAGGGAACCAAGCCTGGTTAGACATGGCAAAGACTTTAGAATACGAAGGATATACATTAGTTAATTCTACAGAGTGTCATTTAAATTGTTCGTCTAAATGGTATAATCAGATATTATTTGAAAGACATGGAATCAGAACTCCTAAAACAGTTATAGTAGCCCACAGAGAAGGTTCTAGAGAAGCATTCAAAAAATTAGATACTGAATTTCCTCTTATTTTAAAAACATCAAACGGCTCTAGAGGAGTTGGTGTTGTTTGGGTAGAAAGTTTAAAATCATTAGAAGCGATTTGTCAATTATTGTATAGAGAAAATGAATACATTGATATCTTACTTCAAGAATATATTAAAATTGATTATGATGTTAGAGTAATAGTTGTAGAAGGAGATGTAGTCGGAGCGATGAAAAGACCAGTTCCAAAAGGTGAATTCAGAAGTAATGTAGCTCAGGGTTCAGAACCAATATCACATGAACTAACAGATAGAGAAAGATCGGAATCAATTAAAGCAGCTAAGGCTGTAGGTGGATCAGTTACAGGTGTTGACTTTATGCCAGCCGAAGATAGAGAAGGAGAATCTCCATATTTTATTGAAGTTAATTCTACACCCGGATTAGTCGGGATCGAAGAAGCTGAGAAGAAAAGAACAAGTGTTACTCAAGATATGTTGAAGAAATACTTTAATAGAACAAAATGGACAAATCATTCAGATTTTCCTGATAAGACATATTTAGGAAAAACTAAATATAATGTCAAGAATGACCAAGGACAAAAAATCAAATGAACTTTCTAAAAGAATTAAACAAGAAATTTGTATACAAGAAAGACTTTCAGCAATTCGGTGCTAGAGACGCTTGGTATATAATGAAACAAGAACCATATCATGGTGATTGTGAAGACTATTCATTAACACTTTTATATAATTTAAAAGATAGAAGTGTCAACAAACTTTTACTTAGTTTACTAATTAGAGAATCAAAAATTTGTTTCTGTAAAGTAAATGGAGTAGGACATGCTGTACTTAAATACAAAGGACAGTATATTGATAATATCCAAAAGAAATGGGTTGAAAAGAAATATATGGAAAAGAAGGGATACAAATTCTCTAAATGGATGTATATTCCTTACCAGGTAATTATCAAATTGATTATGGGATTTTTCATAACCAAACGAGGAAAATAAGATGGTAGCATGGATCAAGGCCAGACTGGCCGAAAGAACATCATGGGACGGTGCAACAATTATAGGAGTTAGTATTTTAGTACTAATCGCATCACCAGTAGTCAAGCTTTTAGCGTGGCCTGCATTGGTGTATGGTTTATGGACACTTTATTCAGAAGAATAAATGCTCATAACACTTACAGATGAAGCATCTAAAAAGCTTATAGATAAAACGACCGATAACTCCAATATAAAAATTGGAGTTAAAGGCAGTGGTTGTAATGGATTTTCTTATGATTTTAACTATCTTACTGGTGAACCAAACCCAGAGACTAGTTTTGAATTGAGTTATGATAACTTTACTTTATGGGTAGACTATGCCGCCGTTGAATTTTTAGACGGAATGACATTAGATTATCAATATACGGGTATAAACGAGGGATTTACATTTATAAATCCGAACGCTAAAGCCTATTGTGGGTGTGGAGAGAGCTTCACAATCTAAATTTATCATATTTTTTTTTCTAAAAGGCCACTTTCAGAGTGGCCTTTTTTATAAATACTTAATAAATACAATCGCGAATCACTCGCGAGAGAGGAAATATGAAGAAGATAGGCATTTTAAGTATGTTATTATTGGTCTCAAGTTTGTGGTCTAATGTAGTTTCTGCAGATCAGACTGGAGATTGTACAGCAGGTACTGAGTATTGTGAGGACAATAATCAAACTACAACTAGTACTGCTACCAATACCAACGCTAACACCAACACTAATACTAGTACCAATACCAATACTAGTACCAATACCAGTACTGCGACTAATACAAATACCAATACTAATACTAGCACAAACGCTAACACCAACACCAATACCAACGCTAATACCAATACCAATACAAACGCCAATACTAATACTAGCACCAACACAAATACCAACGCAAATACTAATAGCAATACTAATACCAACGCTAACACCAATACTAACGCGAATACAAATACCAATACCAGTACTGCAGCTAATACAAATACTAATAGCAATACTAATGCTAACACTAATAATACAACATACAGTGGTGCATCAACAAATACAAATACTAATAATAATGTAGCTTCTGGTGGCACAAATAATACTAACGCTAATACCAATACCAATAACAATACGAATAATAGCACAAGCAATAATACCAGCAGTAATACAAACACTAATAACAATACCAGCAGTAATACAAATAATAATACGAATAACAATAATTCAACAGTTAACAGTACAGCTAATAACACAAACACTAATAACAACACTTCGACAGTAGATCAGAATGTTACTAGTACAAGTTCTTCAGATAATACCAACACTAATAATAACAATAACACTTCTGAAAGTACATCTAATAATACCAATACTAATAAGAGTGAGAGTACATCGGATAGTAATGTAACAACAAATAATAAAAACGAAAACAGCAATACCAACAAAAATGAGAACATTAATAAAACAGATCAAACGATTAAACAAGAGATTACAACTAAAGCTCCACCCGCGAGTGCTATCGCACCTTCAATCGGGAGTTCTTATTCACAGGACTTATGTACAACAGGTATATCCGGTGCTTTTCAAGGACAAATATTTGGTTTCTCAGGTGGTAAGTCTGTAAGAGATATGAATTGTGAAAGGATTAAACTTTCCAAAACAGTCTATGACATGGGAATGAAAGTAGCAGCCGTTAGTTTAATGTGTCAAGATGAAAGAGTATTCCAAGCGATGGAGATGGCTGGAACACCTTGTCCGTATATGGGTATGATCGGAAAAGAATCTACTGAAGCTTGGAATGAAAACGCAAACGAAAGACCAGATGCTAAAGCATATGCTGATAAAAAGAAACCGACACGAAAAGAAAGAAAGGCTGAAAAGAAAAGATTGAAACAAGTAGCTACAGATAAAAAGGCCGAAGAAAAAAGAATAGTACAAGCTAAAAAAGATTCCGACGATAAGATGAATAAAGAACTTGAGAGAAGAAAACAAAACTTTATTACACAATGTTCAGAAGAACCTAATCCAACTAGAGAAAGAATTAAGAATGATGTTGTAGGAGCAATTGATTCACTAATAACTCCAAAAACAAAAACAAATGGACAATGTGTTAAAGAATGGGAAAGTTTAAATATTTAATAGCAAGTCTGTTATTATGTGCTAGCTTTGGAGTTAACGCAGACAATAACGGTACTTGTACTAACAACCAAGATTGTTACAATAGTGGAGTCTACATTTACGAAGGTGGCCAAGACCT